GGGAAGATCGCAAATAACGTATGGCATAGCGTAGGTGTCATAGTCGGCTCCCCCAACGGCGCGCCGACTGTTCAGATTGGAACGAACCCGAATATGCTGCTTACAAGCTCAGTAGAGTGGAGTAATAACATCGTTATCAATGGCGGCCAGGATAATGTGACCTTGCGCGCTGGCCTCACTAGTGGGGCCGTTCGCAACCTGGTCATGACCGGCGATAACAATTTCTACTGGAATACTGCAAGCGGATATGGACAGAACACCACAATCAGTACTGTAAACAACAATGGTGCTACGGTAGCAGCAAGTAATCTTACCTATACGAATATTGAATCATGGACGGCTGGATTCGCCGCTGGCGGAAATACTATCGATAGTAATGGCCGGATGAATGACCCGAAAATTGACCTCTCGACAGGGCGGCCTCAGTTTGGGTCCCCTCTGCTTGGGCGCAGGCCAGCTATGCCATCAGGGTATTACTCAGACCTTGCTGCAACGCCTATTCTCACATCCTTTGTTGGAGCATATCAAGGATGAGCAATGATAATGAACGTATCAAAGAATTAGACGATGCGCTTGCGTCATTTGAAAAATGTTACAAGCACGTTGTTTATGAGATAGAATCGCGCATTAAGGCGAAGATTGTTCAACTCATTCAAACGAATGACGAACAAGTAAGGGGCGAAATCAAGGCTTACCAAAGCTTATTGGATTTGCCCCAGCAGTTGCAGCAAGAGCGTCAGTCGCTTATTGCACTACCCGATGAGGGCGCAAAGAGTGGTTCGCTAATTGAATATTAACTACGGATTACCTTAAACGGCCCGCTTAGGAGCAGTAAAAATGTCATTGACCCCGGAAGAGCAGTACAAGAAGGAATACGACGAAGCGACAGCAGCATTGGACGCGGCGGAACAGGGTAAGCAGCCCGAAGCCACTACCGCACCGGCAAATGAGCCTGAAAAGGTTGTAGAGGCCGCGCCAGAATCTAAGCCAGTCGAAGCACAAGCTAAGCCAGAAGACAAGCAGCCTGAAACCGTCGAAGAATGGCGGGCAAAGGCAGAGAAGGCAGAAAAGCAGGCACGCGATAACCAAGCTTGGGGAACCAAGCAGGCGCAGGAGTTGGCGGCATTGAAGCGTGAGCGTGAACAGCGTGAACGTGAGGCAACTAAACCGGCAATCTTGGACGACAACCCGGAACTGGCTGAGGCCATCCGTCACGTCGTAAATGATCCAGCTCCGAAGATCGCAGCGCAACAGCGGCAGGAACAGTGGCAAGCAACAATCGAGGCGGCGCATCCTGGCATCTTCGACCCAGCCATTGACCCGCAGCTTGAGTCGGCAATTGCTGACCGCTTGAAAGCTCTTGGCGAAGATGTGCATAACCCTTTGAACGTGATCCGAGAAATCGCGGCAGAAAAAGAAGCATTTGCAGTGCGTAAGGCAACCGAACGATTCGCGGCTGAACACGCAAAGCAAGAAGAAAAAAGCGCAATGAGCGTACCAACTCCAGGCGGTGGCGGCCAGAAACGGCAAGCCCCCGATGCTGACGCGGACGCAGCAAAGCGCATCCTGAACATGAGCGACGCAGATTTCGAAAAAGAAGTCCGCCGAGTTAAAGGCTATTAATTTAATCCGATAGGAGTTTTACCATGGCACTGACCAATCTCAGCACCCTGCCACCAGGCACCCAAGCGTTCTATGACCGCAACCTGCTGCGCCGCGCACAACCGTCGGAAGTCTATGGCCGATTCGGCCAAAAGCGCCCGCTGTCGCAGCGCTTGGGAAACCAGATCAAGTTCCGCCGCTACTCGCAACTGGCTCCCGCATCCACGCCACTGACCGAAGGCGTAACGCCTGCCGGTTCGCAACTGGCCGTCACTGATATCCTGGCGACGCTGCAACAGTTTGGCGATTACGTCACGTTGACCGACATGGTTAGCATGACTAACCAAGATCCGGTCGTCACCGAAGCCACCGATGTACTGGGCGACCAAGCAGGCACGACCATCGATCAGCATCGCCGTGATGTTCTGGTTACCGGCACCAACGTTGCATACGCTTCCGGCGTGGCATCGCGTGCGCTGGTAGCCGCGAAGATCACCGCAACCGACCTGGATCGCGCCATTCGCTTCCTGAAGGTGCAGAACACTAAGTTCATGAAAGAGGGCCTGTCTTCGTCGCAAAACGTCGGCACCGGCGCTGTCCGTAAGGCTTTCATCGCTGTGATTCACCCAGACGTAGAATTCGATCTGGAAAGCGTTGCTGGCTACCGCGCAGTGAGCGATTACGGCTCAATGGATGGCGTGATGGAAGATGAAGTCGGCGCATACAAAAATATCCGCTTCGTTTCCTCGACCAATGCCAAGATCTTCCCAGGCGCTGGCGCTGCTGGTACTACCGCTCTGAAAAACAACGGTGCGAACTTCGATGTGTATGCAACGATGATCTTCGGCGCTGATGCTTACGCTGTTATCCCACTGGCTGGCGCTGGCATGATGACCGAAGTTAAGCCGCTGGGTTCTGCTGGTACGGCTGACCCGCTGAACCAACGCTCGACTGTCGGCTGGAAAGCGACTACGACGACCCGCATCCTCAATGATGCCTGGTTGCTGCGCCTGGAAACCGGCGCAAGCCTGTAATGAATCAGGGCCGGGGAAAATCGGCCCCTCAATATCAAAGGAATCATCATGGCATACACAACCAACACCAACACCATGCACCAGGTGCGAAACCATACCATCGGCCAAGTTGTATCCGATGCTGGCGCCGCTGCTGACACGCTCTTCGTCACGGGCTATCGCCCTCGCGTCGTTCGCTTCATCAACCTGACCGACCGTAGTACGCTGGAATGGTTCGAGGGCATGGCCGACGATTCGGCTATCCTGACCGTAGCAGCTGGTACGCGTACGCTGATTACTACGGCTGGCGTAACGCCTGCGCAAAACGGCTTCACTATCAAGGCCGCCAGCTTGGTAGCGTCGAAAACCTACACCTACGAAGCCATCGGCTAAGTCCCGGCCCGCTTCGGCGGGCCATTAACTATCAGGAGTTGACCATGAACAAAGCAGAAGACAAAGCCGAAGACTTTAAAGAAGTTTCCGAAGAAGCGCCCGCTAAGCCAAAGAAGGTCGCCGCGCCAAAGATGTTTAAGCTGACCATTGCCGCCGAAGACAGTGCAGAAGGCCGTAGCGATGTTTTCGTGGGCTACAACTATCATTCATACCTGATCCAGCGCGACAAAGAAGTGATCGTTCCTGAGGGCGTGATTGAAATCCTGCGCAATACCGTTGTTGATACCGTTGGCGCTGACAAGGCTCCGATCAAGATCCCTCGCTTCAACCTCACCGTTTCGGCCGTCTAATGTCCACGTCCTACACGCTCCCGACCCAAGGCATCCTTACCGATGCGCTCGAAATCATGGGCGTGTTGGCGCAGGGGCAGACTGCACCGGCTGATGATTATCAAAAGGTGCTTACAGGCCTTCAGAATATTCTGAAAGAACTTCCGCTGCATGGTGTCGTGTGGCCGAAGATTACGCCAGCGCCTGTAGCTATTACATGGTCTGCGTTGACGCCTGGCGTAGTTGCGCTGCCCGCTGATTACTACGGCGCGCCTGCCTTTACCCGAACGGTGAACGGTGGTCATCCGCCTGTCTACGTGATCGCCAAGGCCGAATACGACCGCCTGCAATACGAATACATCGACCCGCTTGCGAATCCATCCTTGGAGCCGCAACGTATCTACATCGCACCGAACAACGTTGGCTACCTCTGGCCGATTCCTTCCGTCAATCCGCTGCTGCAACTGACGTATCAGGCAATCGAAATGGATGCGACCGTATCCACCGTGCCAGATGTTGCGCAAGCGTGGATTGGCGGGCTTGGTCTGTGGGTAGCCAACGAGTGCGCTGTAAAGTTTAGCGTGCCTATGGCTGATCGCCAGGACATTGAGCGCCGTTTCTTGCAGCGCCGCCAGTTGATGCTGGCCTATGCTGCCGAGACTGCGCCAATTTACTTTGAAGTGGTGGGCTGATGCCGCGCATATCTTTCCTGTCGGCGTCAAACAAGACGCGCTCGGTTATTTCCAACGCCCAGCGCTGCATAAACTTGTACCCTGAAATCGGCACTCCCGACGCCTCCGCGCCGATGACGTTCTACAGCACGCCAGGCCGCAAGCTTTGGTCTACTGTACCTGGGGCTGGCGCAATCCGTGGCCTGTACGAGACAAGCAAGGGGCAGTTCTTTGCCGCTCGTGGCTCGGGCTTGTATCGCCTGTCTGGGACGGATTGGGTATTTGTTGCATCGTTGGGGAATTCGAGCACGCGAGTTTATGGATCGGATAATGGCCTGTCTGCCGTGTTTGTGGATGGCTCCACGACTGCGCCAACATTCAATCTTTCCACGTTGGCTGTTGGCTCAATGTCGGGCGCTGGATGGTATGGCTCAGATTATGTGGATTTCCTGAACGGGTTCTTCATTTTTAACCGCCCTGGCACTGGTCAATTCTATTGGACTGGCGCGTATACGCTAACCCTTGACCCGCTTGACTTCGCTACCGGTGAGGCCACGCCCGATAAGGTTGTTCGCGCCATCCGCGACCACAATGAAATCTGGCTGTTCGGCGAAAAGTCGATTGATGTGTTCTCGCCATCAGGATCGGCTGCGGCTGCATTTGAGGCGATTAGTGGAGCAGTACAGGAAACAGGCTGTGCGGCTGCTGGCTCGATTGCGCCAATGGATAACACTCTGTATTGGCTTGGAAACGATAAGCGCGGCAATGCCATGGTATGGCGCGCCAATGGCTACAGCCCAGCGCGCACCAGTACGCACGCGCTCGAAGAGGAAATGCGGAAGTATTCGCGCCTTGATGATGCGATTGCATACAGCTATCAGCAGGGTGGGCACTCGTTCTACGTGCTGACGTTCCCGACGGCAAAGAAGACTTGGGCCTATGATGCTGCCACACAGCTTTGGGCTGAGCGTGCCTACCGTTTGAGCAACAACCAGTATGAGCAGGTGCGCGATACATGCCATTGCTTCTTCCAGCGTAAGCATCTGGTAGGCGACCGTGAGAACGGCAACATTTATGAGCTTGACCTCGATACATATACCGATAATGGCGCTGTCATTCCTCGCGTGAAGTCCTTCCAGCACATCAGCCAAGCGAACGTTATTCAGTTCTTCCGCAAGATGACGCTGGATATGCAAGTTGGTATCGGCAGCGAGCTTGAGGCGGATCCGCAAGTATGGCTTCGCTGGTCTGATGATGGCGGCAATACGTGGTCATCGCCACTAGTGCGCTCGCTTGGTAAGGTTGGTGAATATGCGCTGAAGCCATTTTTTGACCGGTTGGGGCGTGGCCGTGATCGCGTGTTTGAGGTGTCAACCACGGCTATAGGCCCGGTTGTCTTGCAAGGCGCATTCCTTGATTTGGAGCTTGGAAGCTGATGGCAGTCGTCAAACTCAACGAAGCCATGCTATTTCAGATGGGCTTTGACCGTGTGGCCATTGATGCCCTGCGCCACCTCTACACGCAAGTAGGGACTGAGGTTGGCGCACCTACACTTCCTGAAATAGTTGGAGAAGTTGTAACGGTAATCGAGAAGGTTGAATATCTTGATCTGTCGCCTCCCTCTCAAAGCCAGGATTTTTCGGCATCGGGAGTATTTGGTATTTCGTCTGACTTCGGCTCTTTGCCGCCTAGTTATCAACCGTCTGAGGCGCAGGATTGGCAGCCTCCTCCTATTACCCAGGAGGCGCCCATAGAATATTTGGAAACACAGATCAGAGGCGCGTTAGAGCAAATTGCTGCTCTGGAGCGAAAGATTAACGACTTAGAACAAGGGACAATATTATGACCGTCACAGCAAAATGCGCAGTCGAGGCAAAATACATGGAAGCGGCAGAGACTACGCAATACACGGCACCAGTCCGCTGCATCATTGATAAATGCACTATTACTCCGCCGACCGGTGCGGCATCTGCGGCAACAATGAAGATTGTCCCAAGCGGCGGCACTGCTGGCGTGTCGAACATCATCATGCAGCCGAAGACATTTACCTCTAGCGATCCGACATACACTTGTCCGGAAATGGTTGGTCAGATCCTCAATGCCGGCGATTTTATCAGCACTCTGGGTACTGTGGCGTCTTCCTTGGTGCTGCGTATAAGCGTGCGCGAGATTAGCTAATGCCTCATCTTGGAGAAAAAGTCGATTATGTCTCAGGTCGAGGTTCGTCACGTGCGATAACCCCATCCGGGACAGGCTATGTTTTCACGGCTCCATCTAATGGGATTATCTTTATCTCGGGCGGCACTGTTTCGCTGGTAGAATACGGACGAGGCAGTACATTCTTCGTCGCTGGCATTGCTTCTGGGCCTATTTCGATGGCCGCTGGTGATAAAATCCGTTTTACATACTTGGTGGCGCCTACCATAACCTTTTTGCCGATGTGAACATGAAAAACTTCCAGATTATTGCTTCGAACGTTGACGTTTTGCCGCTTCTGCTGGCAATCAAACGCCAGCCTGAACTGTGGAAGGAAGACACTTATTTACGAGATTACCCGCAAAGCCCATTTGCGCAAATTGAGTCAATCATGTTGCGCTTTCCCGTTAAGAGCGTGAAAGAAACTGAGGCGGAAGTAACCGATCATTTCAGCAAGTACGACCAGCATGAAAGCATTAACTACCCGGCTTTTCAACTGCTCCCGCAAGCGCGACCGCTTATCATGGGCCTGATGGCGCGCGTAGATGGCGAACGTCTTGGCCGAGTGATGATTAACAAGATCGCGCCTGGCGGTGTTATCTATCCGCACGAAGACACGCCGGCGCACACTGAATACTACTCGCGCTTCCATCTTGTCCTTCAGAGCGAGCCAGGAGTTATCTTCCGCGCTGGCGATGAGCAATTCAACATGCAGACAGGCCAGCTTATTTGGTTCGATAATTCGCAGATGCACGAGGTTATCAACAACAGTAATCAGGACCGTATTTCCATGGTCATAGACGTGAGGTGCTTGAAATGATTACAACTCATATTGAATCATTTGAGGCCCTCTTAGATGAGTTGCAGCCACTTCTGCCCCTTCACTATGAAGAACTGGCGCTGAACCAAGACAAGGTTCCTCTTTCGCCGCAATACAACGTCTACATTGAACGCGAACGTGCGGGCGGGCTGTTGTTTGTGACACTTCGTGATGCTGGCGAGTTGGTCGGCTACTTCATTGGCTTCATCGCGCCAGGGCTGCATTACAGCACATGCCTGACCTGCACAATGGATATCTTCTTCTTGCGCAAAGACAAGCGCACCGGCAGCGCTGGCGTGCGGCTTTTCCGGTTCGTGGAAGATGAATTGCGCCGACGCGGCGTGCAAAGATGGTTTATGGGATCAAAGGTCAAGGCTGATGCCAGCGCGCTGTTTAAGCGCATTGGCGCCGAGCCTGTCGAAACGTACTACAGCAAATGGTTAGGGGGTTGATATGGTAGCCGCAGCAGTAATTGGCTCAGCCGTCGTTGGCGGCGTAGTGGCTTCTAAATCGGCCAGCAAGGCATCAAACGCGCAGCAACAAGCTGCACAGCAAGCCAGCGATACATCAATGGCGCAATACAACCAGACCCGCGCCGACAATGCCCCATTCCGTGAGGCTGGCTTAACCGCACTTAACAAGCTTGCGGCAGCGCCTGCATTCTCCTTTGACGGATCCAGCGTCGCTACAGACCCAGGCTACCAGTTTGGATTGCAGCAAGGCCAGGCTGGTATAACGAACAGCGCCGCAGCGC